TGCCATGTTTTATTTTATTATTTTTGATGTATTACCAGTATTAGTATACTTAGAAATACTTATGTTTAATTTAGGTTTCTCAATTTTTGCGTTTGGTCTGTATAAGTTTCTATTACAAGCCATGATAGCAAGACCAGAACTTATCGAGGCATCAAACTTTGTTCTTTTAGTTATATCAAACTTAGCCCAATCATTTAGTGTTTCATTAAAATATATATTGCCATAAACACCATCTTGTAAATGACCAACGTGCTGTTGTATATACATTTCAATAGCTGCGGCGTGCGCTTGCTTTATGTCTTCACTAGAGTTTGGTATACCACCTATTTCTTTTTCTGAAGTTGACAGTTTGTTCCAAATTTTATCTGGCCTGTTCATACTATAACCTCTATAACCTCTACGTCTTAAATGATATAATAATCTTGGTTTGTTGTTCTCCGCTAGTATTGGCATACCATAAAATACTAATGCCATTAATACATCTTCAAAAAATATTTCAGCTGTTGGTGGTCTTGATATATACTCTAGAAAAAAGTGGTTTGGTGGTGCATCTTCCATACTAAACTTAGTTAGACCATGCAGAGCGCCGTTAGATCCTTTTCCATCAACTGTACCTGATATATCATAACTATCACAACCAAAAGCACCTATGTGTTCATTAGCTGGATATTTAATACCGTTTTTAACTATTATTCTGTTTTGTAAGTGACTTGGTGGCACCCAGCTTATGTTAAACCTACCTTTTGGATCTGGATAAAATATTACCTGTGTATCTTTAACACCATTAACCCATTGAAAGTTTCCTCTACTTATATTTCCTTGTGCACCAATACCTTCGTTGTAATCTATTTGTTCGTATATTTTAGTTAAATTAAATATACTATTTTTTGCTTCGTCTCTAAAAGCGTGTTCTGTTGTTCTTGGAAATTGTCTATAAAACTCGTTTAATGCATCTGAATCACCTTTTAAACCTTCTACCTCATTATTCCAGTGATCAATAATACCATATTCTATTAATTCATCATCTGGTCCGTAGACATCATAATCTGGGTTATTAAAGACTGGTTTTCCGTATCTGTCAAGAAATCCCTCATAGTTCCATTCCATTGGGATAAAAAGAGAATATAAACCAGACTTTGTCTGTCCATTTCTGTTACGCTTAGTAACGTCTGAATCATTATATAGTTTTTTAAAATTACCACCACCTTTATCTAAAGCGTTTGAAGTACTACCCATCATACACTTACCTACAACTTTAGCACCTAGTCTTAAACAGGTTTTTGTAACACGCCAGTTGTTTAATATATTATCAGGTCTTTCCCACTTACCACTTTCATCGTGTACTAGTAACGCTAGCTTTTCACCATCATAACTATTGTCACCGGTGTTTTTCCAGTCAATAGTAGTGTCTAATCCTACTAAGTCCTCTTGTTGTTCGTTAGCTACTATTTTTCTACGTGTAAATTTACTAGCTGGTACTCTATAAGCAAGTTCAGACTTAGGTCTGTCCATACCGTCTTGTATAGGCTTGAAAAAGAAAGGGTAGTTAACTGATATTGGTACTACTTTATCTGTAAACATCTTCTTAGCATCAGCACCACTCTTTGATAGTATACCATATCTACTATCACTCGATATTGTTGCTAAATTAACTGTTTCTGCACTTGACATAAAAGAAAATCCAGAACGCCTGTTTTTAAGATAACACATACCGTAGCATCTTTTGTCAGCTTTACAAGCTTCCCAAAATATAAAAAACAGTCTGTTTGCCTCTCTAAAATCTGGAGCACCTACGTCTATTTTACTCCATTGTAAATACATATAGTGACTACCTGTTATATAAGTTGGTTTGCCATCATTTATAAACCAAAAGCCTTCGTCTCTACGTTTAAACTCTTCGTCTATATAATCATACCACTGTTCTTTTTGCTCTTCAGGATATGCTCTCCAGTCAAATATGTTTTTAAGTTTACCTAGTTCTTTAGGGTAATCTATTTTTTGCCATCTAGAGGATTTGTGCATGTGCACTTGCATTGGTTCCAGCGGCAAGCCAATACGCAAATTTTGTATTTCAAGTATTTCCCCAATTTTACCAGTTTTTGATATAACGATAATATCATGTTCTTTATCATATCCATATTTCCATTTTTTACCACGGTTCATCCGTGTGATTGTTGTTTTCTTTATAGGCTCTACGACCTTAACTAAATTTTGCTCGTACATTACTTAGATCTGCCTTCTGCGAATCCTTTAAAAGTTTTTTTCTCTGCCTCTTTAGGTGTTTTGCCCTCAAGCAGGTTATTTTCTTCCTGAATCCTGTTAAGTATTTCAAATGCGTCAAATATTGCTAGTTTTTTAGTAGCCGCAGCATTTTTCAGTCTATCAGCAGAAACGTCGTCTTCTGTATTTGTAATAATCTTTTCTCTTGCGACATTAATTAGCTCTTCAACTGCTTTCTGCCCAGCTTGGATTATAAGCTTCTTCGTTTCCTTGATATTCATATTTAATTGTAATAAATTTATTTAAAACTCTATATAATCTTTTACCATCGATTACAAACTCGTAAGTTGAAAAAGGTGTAAATCCTACAAGATCGCCAACATTATTGACGCCATCAGTATACTTAACTATACCTATACATTCTTCTTCTTCTCCTGGTTTTAGTTTATCTCTTTGCTTTATTGGTTGTACAAAACAATAACCGTCTGTAGCTTGCCATTTGTTGTTTCTTTTATATAAAAACACTTGATCTGGCTTTACAAGATATGTGTTTTCATTAAAGTAACTTCTACTGTTTTTTTCTACACCGTATTGATTATGCCAACGCCTAAACACATTGTGATGTACTATAACTGTATCACCAGGTTTTATTTTAGTTTCATAGGCCGTGGGCACAGATTTAACAATAGCCTCTCTATTTATAAATTGATGGTTAAAGATTTCAGTATTTAATATAAGATCTTTATTACCAACTTTTTTAGTATTGTTATATCTATTTCCTTTTGGCTCTATAACAAAGTCAAAAGGTGCTTTCATTAGTATTCTAAGTTATATTCAACAGATACTGCCATATTTTTGTTAAAGTCCTTCCAAGGTAACACGTCTTTATTTTTTCTAATATAAATAGAATATTTGTCTTTTTCTTCTATTATATCACATATAGTGTGCCCACCATAAACGTCCTGTCCTACAGCATAATGCATAGCGTTTTCTTTGTAATCTTTACCTATGGTAATTTTTCTAATTAGTTTACTCATTTGTTTTATAATTTATAGTACCATCTTGTATATCAATATCTGAAGTACCATAAGTTTTTTCAAACTCGCCTTGCATTTTATTAAGCTCTTCTTGCATCATACTAACATGATGTAACAAGGTATGCTTTTTACTTTCAAAACCACCTATTTCTAATTGAGCTCTATTTATATTATTAATAATTGATTGTACTTTATTTAATTCGTCGTTTGTAATTTTTGTAGCCTTTTCAGCTTTTTTTGTTTTTCTTTTTGCCATTTTATTTAATTTAAGTTAATTATTATTGTGAAGCGTTTATTTTACTAAATGTAGGCGCGTTACTACCTGATCCAAAAGTACCAGTGTAACCACCTACTTCAGATGTTACTGTTGTGCCAGAGCCTTCGTTAAATCTCCAGAGTGCTAATAAGTTTGTTTTTACTACAGGTCCTGCTTTTCCAGAGTTGTACAAAGTAGTTACATCACTAGCGCTTAATACGTCGCTATAAACAGCAAAGTCATCAAGATAACCATTATAGTCTGCGTTACCATTAAATGACGTACCAGCTAAAAACTCTACTCCACCTGTACCGTCAGCTTGTCCAAGAGTGTCATCAGCAGTGTCATCAAAGTCTCCAGTTAGAGTAGCAGTTAAAGTAGTAGTTGTTCTTAAAGATCCGTCGTAATATAGTTTAAGTTCGTTCTCACTAGCTCTATCCCAAGTAACTACTATATGATGAAAATTACCATCGCCTTCTTGCGTGCCTGATGGTGCATAG